TTGTGTTTCACTATAAAGCACGAGAGTGTGGGTGCTATCTTTCTGCGAAGCCTTGAATGATTCAAAGAAAAAGTTATCAAACACACGGTCGTCGTCTCGCACAACACGGCAGATGATACGATCGGTAGTGTTAAAGGCTTCTTTGGCGATGCTCATGATATTGTCGATTTTCTGAAAGCCGTTCATGTTTTCGATCCTTTGGGGTTGTCGTTGTCGTTCTGCATTCATTCTACAAACTGAATCGGCCATTGCAAGCAAAAAACTTTTGAGATTTTCGGATTTGGTTGTAAGTCGTTGGTATCATTAGACTTAGGTCGTTTGAGATTTTCAGATTTTCTCTCTGGACACTTGGGATTTTCGAGAATCGACCCCGAATCGGCCATCCCGAATCGACCATCCCGACCATCCCGACCATCCCGAATCGACCATCCCGACCATCCCGACCATCCCGAATCGACCATCCCGACCACGACAATATATTCGGCCACCCTACTATGCTCGACAGATTTATTTATACTATTCTCGACAGATTATGTTATACTATTTTTTTATAATGTTATAAGGGCATATTATATATTTTATTACTGATTTTCTGGGCGTTATTAAAAAACCGGATGGCATCTAGAAAAAACAAGCACACCTTAAAAATAATGTACTAGCTAAACCACCCCCATTGACCCTGTAGCCATTAAAAATCGGTTAAACGTTTCTTCTTCACTAGGATTACGATGCAGCCCAAGATAGCATCTTGTATTATAGATTTGCATAGGATGAGTAAGACTCTTATAACGATCTTTAAGCATATCAAAAATCTCCTGATCCGAGAAGCTAAGATAAGTTGCATTCACAAATGTTGCAAAATTATTGCTTATCGTCCAACGACACTCAACTTTCTCAGCATTCTCCATGATAGTATCATAAAAGGATTTTGGTTTCTTGACTTTGACTTTAGGGTTTTTCTTTTTTGTTCTACAAGATATACTAAAACGACGATCCTTATTTTTATCTAGAACTTCAGGATACTTTTCTCTCAATCCTAATTTCTTTTCCCAATAAAAAACAGAATAACTTACTTTAGTTCCTCGATATTCTTGATTTTGCTGCCACTTATCTTTAAAGAACTCACTAAGAAGCTCAACATCTGCACCAAATTCTAACCACTTCTTCTCAAACAGTTCAGGAAAATCTCCTCTTCTATCTAATATGTTTTGCCTATGACTTCCATCCATTAAATGTTCAGGATTATAACAAGCCGGATTATCACATAAATGTCTTACTAATGGAACATAAACTCCATAATGTTCCCAATAAGCAATTCTATGTTTCGTAAAGTACTTAATCTCACCATTCAATTTAACTTGTATCTGACTATATCCTGACTTACAATGAACCTTGTTAGATTCTTTGCATGGTGTTCCTTGGTAAAAATTGGTTTTACTTATGGAATAATTTTTTGCATATGTTTCTAATGATATCGCTTTTTTTAGAAAAGGAATAACATCTTCAGTATTGCAAGGTTTCCAGGTATTGTAATAAGAGTTAAAATTCCAAGTATTCAAGTAATCTGCCTCAATATCAAGCAGTTTTTCTTCAGCAACATCTTTTTCTAACAAGATTAATTCTGTGTTAAATAAGTTTGTATTAAAATCCTGTTGCAAAGTTTTATTATAATGTTTGTTTTTGTTTAAGTCGTTTAAATGACTAGAAACTCTTGATATTATATCTACACTTGAGCCAACATAAATTTTAGGACACTGATATTCTGATGCTTCTTTAGGATTCTGGAAATTAATATTATCCACTTTTTTTACCAGGTAAATTCCATATATTCCAGAAATTTTCTCCTTATTCGATAAATTAAGACTTTCAAAATTCTTTATAATCTCAAGAGTAATTTTCGGCTTAACATTTCTTTTTCTTAAGGTATCCCTCAAGCAATTTTTACTAATATTGTATTTTACCATTATTTCTGGTTTTGACAAACCATCATTAAAATCCTCGACTATACCTCGCTCTTCTGCACTATTCAATATTCTTCTAACTTTTCTTTTTTTCTTATCGGTACTATTTTTTGGTCTTCCCATGATTTTCTCCTTTTATGATCTATATTAGACAAACGCAGAGAAAAAGCAAAAAATGTGTATATATCAATATCATCTTCGGCAGGAAGCACACCAACACCTAGCATTCCTTCTTAAACTTGACATAAATATTAAACGTTCTACTATAAATTAGAATAAAGGAGATATTATGGATATTAGAATAATCAAGAGTGAGCTTCACACAACTGCATCAAAAGATCTCAACATTAATGAAGATTTGACTCATGAAGATCAAAATTTAGAAGAAACACTAAAAGCATATGAGAACAAAAAACAAAACTTAATGAAACAAAAGAAAGTATATAATTCAGTTAGCGAACAAGAGCTATTAGATGTAGTAGAAATAATTTCTAAAAAATTAGCATATAAGTTCAAATTTGGATATCATGAGATAGAGGATATGAAGCAACAAATTATGCTTTTTGCTCTTGAAGGATTAAGTAACTATGACAATAATAGGCCTCTAGAAAATTTCTTATGGACTCACGTTAGGAATAGACTCTTTAATTATAAAAGAGATAATTATCAAAGACCAGACAATCCTTGTGTAACATGTCCTTTTTTTGACAAATTTGCAGGTAGTAATGATCATAATTGCAAAAAGTTTGTTAACAAAACTGACTGTGAAATTTACAATGTTTGGCATGTTAGAAATAATTCTAAGAAAAATTTAATGTATCTAAAAACGATAGAAGACCTAAAAGATTTTCTCCCAAACAAAAATACTTTCCTAAATAATATTCAAGATAAAGAAATTGTACAAATAATAGAAGAAGAACTTACTGGTGAGTGTAGAGTTATTTATCTCAAAATGAAGTATGGCAGTAAAATTTACAAAAATGAAGTTAATAAACTAATTCAAAGGATTAACGAGATACTAAATGATTAAAAAAAGAGGAAAGCTCGGCAATGACGAAATGGATTTTATCCGCAAGAGCATAGGACAACTAAGTATAGAACAGATCGCAGATCAGCTTAATAGAACAGTAAAACCTATAGAAAAATTTATAGTTAACAACAACTTAAGCTTTGATGCCGAAGACAACGAAACAGACAAAATACTACGAGTAAAATTACACGCTAAAACTTTCTGGCCCGAAATAGAACGACAGTTCGACAAAGAGACTGGAGAGTTAGAATATTTTGAAAATACATGGATAGGACTTATCAAACAGTTTAGGGAAGACGTATTACCTGCAGAAGAACTCCAAATCAAGCAATTTATCACCATAGACATACTTATTAACCGGAGCATGAAAGAACGAAAAAGACACATAGCAGAAACAGAAAGACTCCAGAAACAAGTTGATGCAGAATACAGTATGCCTGAAGACCAAAGAGATATTCCTCGTTTGGCCAACTTAGAAACACAATTAAATTTTGCCAGGAATAGCATTGCGAGTTATACTAATGAGTATACTAAATTATTGAGTGAACAACAAAAAATTGGAAAAGATTTAAAAGCTACAAGAGAACAGCGTATTAAAAGAATTGAAGATGGTAAAAGTAGTTGGGTTGGTTTGATCCGAATGTTAGAAGATGAACTAATTCGTGAGAAGGAAGGTAAGGAAATGAGCATTTTGGCTATGGCCACAGAAAAAGCTCAGAAAGTTCTTTACGACAATCACGAATACGAAGACGGAATGGTAGACCAACCAATACTAACACCAGAAAGTGTAGTACATTTAGATGACCTATAGAAATTATCAAGACCCACAATACAAACAATGGAGACAAAAAGTTTATGCCCGAGACAAACATTGTTGTCAATGGCCCGGCTGTAAAAAAAGAAACAAATTACAAGCACACCACATTCACAAATGGAGCGATTTTCCGGGGTTAAGATATCATTTAGATAACGGTATTAGTTTGTGTTATGAACACCATAAACTTATAACAGGAAATGAAGAAGCATATATCAACTTTTTTAATCAACTAATTTTACAAGGAAAACAAAAATGAAACTTAATTCGCCAGTCGTAATTAAACCTTCTAAGTTTACTAATCCACAAACAAATCAAATAGAATCCCCTGATCCTATCACATTAGATGAGCTTACTATTATTTATATAGATGCTCCTATTTATAAACAATACTATATAACAATACAACACATACCAAATCCTATAATGCTATTTGAAGAAGAAGCTTATACAGCCATAACAGATATTACTAAAGCACAAGCTAATGCTAAACTTTTTGAATTAGCAGAGAACGATATGCAGTCTTTCCTGCAAAAGCAATTCCCAAAAACGATAGAAGATGAACCATATGGTCCTGGTAGTATTCTTGCTAGCATGTTTAGTATGATAGGAATTAAGAGCACTCCAACTTGTAGTTGTCGTAGACATGCTTTAGAAATGAATAAGAACGGCATAGAATGGTGTGAAGAAAATATTGATACTATTTGTGGTTGGCTAAAAGAAGAATGCGAAAAGCGCAAAATACCTTATGTAGACACTGTGGCAAAGATGGTAGTTAATAGAGCTATCAATAAAGCTAAAAAATATCGAGATGAATCTAATGAAAAATCATGATCCTTTTACCATTATAGTTGATACTAGAGAACAACTACCTTGGGAGTTTGGGGCTCATACTACGTCTAGACAAAAATTAGACACTGGGGACTATAGCATAGAGGGCCTAGAAAATTTACTCTGTATAGAAAGAAAACAGAGCGTTAGCGAAGTCGCTAATAATATAACAGAAAAAAGATTTCCATCATTTTTAGAAAGAATGAGCGAGATTCCACACAGGTTTATGTTGTTCGAATTTGATCTAGATGATGTTTACAACTTTCCGGTAGGATCTGATATTCCAAAAAGATTATGGGAAAAATTGCGCGTTAGCAACAACTACATTCTTAAAATGATAATGAGTTTTCATGTAAAGTACGGAATACATACTATCTTTTGTGGAGATAGTGATAATGCAGAAAAAATGGCTGTTAGAATAATGAGAAGCGTTTATGACAAATACAAACAACAACTCGATATTTGAAAACGCTTGGCTCAATCTAGGCGATCTTAATGAAATAATTTTACCAGACAATCCTTTGTTTGGTAGAAACAAAAAAGACATGGAAAACCCTGATTTGCATTTGCTAAGATTGCTCTCCAACCCGCGTTATTTTGGTACGACAGTCAAATTTCTTTTTGGTATAGAACTTCATCCAATACAAGTAGCACTAATGAAGGAATTTTGGGATAGGCCGTTTCCTATGTTTATTGCTAGTCGTGGTTTTGGTAAATCATTTAGTTTAGCTCTTTATAGTATGTTAAAGTGTATTCTTGTTCCGGGCACCAAGATTGTTATTGTTGGTAGCGCGTTTCGACAGAGTAAAGTTATTTTCGAATATATGGAAAACATGTGGAGGAATGCTCCTATAGTACGAAGCATTTTTAGTAGTAATGATGATGGACCGCGAAGAGATGTTGACAGGTGTACGATGCGTCTTGGTGATAGTTGGGCTATTGCTGTTCCTATGGGTGACGGGTCCAAGATTAGAGGCCTCAGAGCGCACATTATCATTGCTGACGAGTTTGCTAGTATTAGTCCGGATATTTATGAAACGGTTGTGGCTGGATTTGCAGCCGTAAGTGCTAGTCCTATTCAAAATGTTAAAGAAGAAGCTCGCAAAAAAGCGATGAGAGCGGCGGGTCTTTGGAGCGATGAATTAGAAGCTGTTCAAATCAAAAAGGGAAACCAAGCTATAATTAGTGGTACGGCTGATTATAGTTTCAAGCACTTCGCGGATTACTGGAGACGCTATAAAGCTATTATCAACAGTAAGGGCGACAAACACAAACTAAAAGAAATTTTCGGCAATGATCCTCCTGAAAGTTTCAACTGGAAAGATTATTCCATAATAAGAATACCTTATGAACTTATTCCAAAAGGTTTCATGGATGATAGACAAGTAGCTAGAGCCAAAGCCACGATTCATAGTGGCATTTATAACATGGAGTATGCCGCTTGTTTCACTGCTGATAGTGATGGATTCTTTAAACGTAGCCTTATAGAGAGTTGTGTAGTAAGAGACAAAGATCCTATAACTATTAATGGCAGAGAAATAATCTTTGACCCAGTAACTAAAGGTAATTCTAAACATACATATGTTTATGGGATTGACCCTGCTTCCGAACAAGATAACTTTAGTATTGTTGTTTTAGAAATGCACGCGGATCATACACGCATAGTTTATTGCTGGACTACTAATCGAAGTAACTTTAAGGATAGACAAAGGACAGGATTAGTAGGTGAACATGATTTCTATGGTTTTTGTGCCAGGAAAATTAGAGAGCTGATGAAAGTATTTCCTTGTGAAAGAATAGGAATGGATGCTCAGGGCGGCGGTGTTGCAGTAGAAGAAGCTCTTCATGATGAAAACAGATTAATGCATGGAGAAGTTCCTATTTGGCCTATTATAGATCCTGATAAAGAAAAAGATACTGATGATCAACAAGGATTACATATACTAGAATTAGTACAGTTCGCCAAAGCAGATTGGACAGCAGCAGCAAACCACGGACTAAGAAAAGATTTTGAGGATAAAGTATTATTGTTCCCAAGGTTTGATGATCTTAGTTTAGGCTTAGCTCTTAATAAAGATGGTCAAGATATACTTGACAGCGACATTAAGAAAGTCTATGATAATGAAAGTGAATGTATTTTAGAACTAGAAGATTTGAAGGACGAGCTTACCACTATTGTTATGACTCAAACTAGTCATGGAGTAGGAGGAAGAGACAAATGGGATACCCCAGAAATTAAACTTCCTAATGGTAAAAAAGGAAAACTTCGCAAGGACCGCTACAGTGCTTTGGTTATAGCCAACATGATAGCAAGACAAATGAACAGAGAGTTAGCTCATGCAAGTTTTGATATGATAGGAGCTAACCTTAGAACTATGGAAAAGAAAGACGGACAAATGTATAAAGGACCAAACTGGTTTACAGAATCAGCCAACGAAGGCATTTTCAAAGGAGTATACAGATAACCGGTGTATGAAAGATTGTTCGAGACCAATACTTTTACAATACTATCGGTAATACCATTATGAAAAACCCAAAGATCCCTGATGCTGAAATTATTAATGAAAACGCTTATGTTACATGGAATGATAGTGATTTAGCAGACAAAAGAACAGCCCTAGAACTTGCTTCTAAAAGCTTAGACGAGTTCAACGGAGTAGAAAGAACATCGGGCTCTCGTTGGGGTAGGCCAGCAGATTGGTCAAATCTTACTGGAGATGGAACTAGCGGCAGACCAGGACTAACAAGATCAGACTACGAAGCTTTTAGACCAGATGAAGCTATACCTAGAAAACTAAAAGGCATTCTTAGGAATGCAGATCTTATTTATAGTAGAGTAGGACTTGTTAAGAATGTTATAGATCTTATGGGTGATTTTGCCAGTCAAGGCGTTAGAATTTCTCACCCAAACAAAAGAATAGAGAGATTTTATAAGAACTGGTTTGATAAAGTTCATGGTCCAGATCGTAGCGAAAGATTTCTTAATAATCTTTATCGTCTTGGTAATGTTGTCATAAATAGACAAACAGGAAAGATAAGCGTTAAAGTTGAAAAAGAAATGTATAAGGCGCAGGCATCACCAGACATGATAATTAATTATCAAGATTTAGTTCCACAAACAGAGAAAAGAGAAATACCCTGGAAGTATACTTTTATTGATCCTGTTTATGTTGATGTTGTTGGTGGGCCATTGTCTGGATTTGTAGGTAGTAAAACTTATTCTATCATGCTTCCTACTAGTTTAAGAAAAATGATTACCGCTCCAAAAAATGCTGCTGAAGTTGCTATAGTAGAAAAACTTCCACAAAATATTATTGAAGCATCAAAAACAAAGAAGCCATATCTTTTAGACCCAAACAAAACACTAGTTTATCATTACAAAAAAGACGATTGGCAAAGTTGGGCTTACCCTATCATTTATAGTGTGATGGACGATATTAACACTATTGAAAAACTAAAGCTTGCTGACCTTGCTGCTCTTGACGGAGCTATCAGCAACATTCGTATTTTTAAACTTGGTAGCTTAGATCACAAGATTGCTCCAACCGCTGCAGCCGCAAGTAAACTAAGTAGCATTCTACAAAATAATGTTGGCGGCGGAACAATGGATCTTGTTTGGGGTCCAGACATTGAACTTATTGAAAGTAAGTCAACAGTTTATCAGTTCCTTGGTCAAGAAAAGTATGTTCCTCACTTGAACATGGTTTATGCAGGTCTTGGGATTCCTCCAACTCTTACTGGTACATTCGGAGCTGCTGGAACAACTAATAACTTTATCAGCTTAAAAACTCTCACACAAAGACTACAATACGGAAGAAGAGTATTGCTTGAGTTCTGGAATCAAGAAATCAGAACAATACAAAAAGCTATGGGTTTCAAACAACCAGCTGTTATTGAATTTGATAGAATGGATTTAAGTAATGAAGAAGCAGAGAAAGCTCTTCTTATCCAGCTCGCTGATAGAAATGTTATTAGCGACGAATTACTACAAACTAACTTTGGCTTCAATCCTGATCTTGAAAAGTCTAGACTTAACAAAGAGAACAAAGAAAGAGATTCTAGTAGAATGGTTAATAAGAGTGGTCCTTATCATGATCCAACATTTGAGAGTGGTCTTAAGAAGTTGGCACTACAGCTTGGTCTTGCTTCTCCAAGTCAAGTTGGATTAGAGCTGTTAGAAAAGAAAGAAGGAGAAAAATCTATTATTGAACTTAAGACAGAATCTGAAATAGAAAAGATTAAGAGTCAGCCACAACAAAAGCAGATTAACGAAAGCGGAAGACCACAAGGAATAAAAGATACAGAACAAAGAAAACAAAGAGAATTCAAACCACAACCAGGAATTCCTCAAAATGCTTCTTTACAGTTATGGGCTATAAAGGCTCAAGAGAAAATCTCTGAAATAGTAAACCCAATCTTACTTGAGTTTTACTCAAAAAAGAATATGAGAAGTTTATCGTCGGAAGAATATCATGAAGCAGAAGAAACTAAAACTAAAATATTCTTTTCTCTAGAGCCCATGAAAGATATACAAGAAGAGACAGTTTTATCTAAACTCAATACTATCAATAGTATTGAACTAAAAAATACACACAACGCATTTGAAAATTTTCAGAAGCTACTTTCTGCTGAAATAAACAGATCAATGACAGCAGAAGAACTGAAATACTGTAAATCCTTCTTCTATAGTAACGTGGTGTAAATAAGTAAACACTACTCCAAGAAAGGTTAAAACATGAAAATCTTTGAGCAAGAAAAAAAAGACGGACTAGAAGAAAACATTAAATCAAGTGCAAGTTTTACTTATGCTTGTTCTGTAGAAGCTTCTGATGTAAACATCAAAAAGGATGAGATCAAAGCTCTTGCTGGAGTCGAAGACAAAGATTTGTACTACACTCAATCTATTTTAGTAAGTACTGACTGGAACAAGAATGATGACATTTTTGACCCTAAAGAAGTATGGGCAGCAAAAGACACTCCATCACACAAGCCTACTAATATCGAACACCAAGAATCAAAAATTGTTGGTCACATAATTAACAACTGGCCAATAACAGAAGATGGAGTTATAATAAGTAATGATACTCCTGTTGAAAATTTACCATCAAAATACCACGTTCTTACTGCATCAGTAATTTACACTGGTTTTACAGATCCTGAACTTAGAGAAAGAACATCAGATCTAATTCAAGAAATTGAAGCAGGAACAAAGTATGTTAGTATGGAATGTTTCTTTAATGGGTTTGATTATGGACTTCAAGATAAATCTACCGGAGAACTAAAATTACTACCAAGAGAAGAAGCTACAGCATACTTAACAAAACACTTAAGAGCCTACGGAGGCTCAGGCGAATTTGAAAATCATAAAATTGGAAGAGTTCTTAGAAACATAACATTTAGCGGAAAAGGTTTTGTTGATAAACCAGCTAATCCAGAAAGTGTTATCTTTCAAAAAGAAAACTTTAAATTTTTGGAAAATCAAAAAACACCTGAAAACGAAAAAGAAGGTGTATCACCTATACAAGCCACACAGGAGGCAACAATGAGTTCAGAAAATTTAAACCCTAACGATAAGGTAGAAGCCATGAATGATTGTACAGAACTAGTAAAGGAAGCTTATGCTGCTCGTGATGAGTTTAAAGCTCAAGCCTCCGAGCTCGAAACATCACTAAAGAGTCAGCAGGAAACCCTTGCTGAAGTTAAAGCTGCTTTAGAAGCTCTAGAAGCTGAAAAAGTAGAAGCCATGAAGATGGCTGATGAAGATAAGAAAAAGAAGGAAGAAGAAATGAAAAAGATGAAGGCAGAACTTGACGAAGCTCTTGAAGTTATCGCTGCCTACAAGGACAAAGAAGAAGAAATGAAAAAGAAGGACGCAATGATGAAGCGTAAGGCTTCTCTTCTTGAGGCTGGTCTTGATGAAGAATCAGCATCTTCTAGCGTAGAAAAATTTGAGAATCTCGACGACGAAGCTTTTGCTAACATGGTTAGTCTTCTTGCTGCTATGAAACCTAAAAAGGAAGAGAAGAAGGAAGAAGAAGAAGCTATGATGATGAAGAAGAAGGCTTCCGAAGAAGAGTTAACAGAAGCTCTTGAGAACGTAGAAGTTACAGAAGAAGCTAATTTGACAGTTGGTTCAGATGAGTCAGAAGACACAATGACCAGCACAAGAGCAGCTTTAATTGATTTTGTTTACAACCGACTCGGTAAAACTTTAGATAAGGGAGAATAATAATGGCTCTAAAACCAGATAGAAATGAAGTCTACACAGATATTTCATTTTTCATGAATACTGTAGGCGAACGTGGCGGGATTGTATGTCATTCAACAGGTGGTGTTGGCCCATCAATGGACGATGCCAATGCTGTTGTTGAGTACGCTGCCGCTGCTGCTGGCTCAAACCCAGCAGGTCTTCTACTCAATGATGTTGTTGATCTTGACCTAACTAGACAACACATGAATTGGTTCAAAGATGAAGTACAAAAGGGTAGCAAGGTTACCATACTTCGTCAAGGTTTTGTTGTAACCAACATGATTGATGGTGCTGCAACCCCAGCAGCTGGTGAGCCAGCCCATTACGCAGCTAATGGACTACTTACCAACAACACCGCTAGTGGTAGTGTACAAGTTGGTCGTTGGCTCAGCGCCAAGGATGCAGACGGTTACGCTAAAGTCGACATCAACATTACATAACTTTTGAATATAGGAGATTATACAATGGCAAAGAAATTTGAACCAACCCCAGAGCTTACAGATCTACTTATTAGATCCGGTTCAGCTCGTAGAGAAGAAGCTCTAGCAGCTACCAATGAGTTTGCTAAAGCTCTTGAGCTTCCACTTCGTCAAGGTCTTCTTAGTGGAGATATTCTTGGCAACATCTTTGAAGCTATCCAACTAGCTCCAGGTGCTGCCCCAGAATTCCCACTCGATTTCCTTGCTCCAGGCACTGAAAAGGATTTTGTGGCTTACACAATTCCTAATCACGGCTACATTCCACAACGTCACATCGAGAGCGATTACGTCATGGTTCCAACCTATGACATTGCTAACGCTATCGACTACTTACTAAAGTATGCTCGTGACGCTCGTTGGGATATTGTCGGTCGTGCTATGGAAGTTCTTGAGAACGGTTTCGTTAAGAAGATGAATGACGACGGATGGCATACACTTCTAGCTGCTGGTGTTGACCGTAACATCGTAGTTTATGATGCTGATGCTGGCGCTGGTCAGTTCACAAAGAGACTCGTTTCTCTAATGAAGACAGTTATGCGTCGTAATGGCGGTGGCAACAGCACAAGCACAAATCGTGCCCAGCTTACCGACCTTTACATTTCACCAGAAGCGCTTGAAGACATTCGCAACTGGGGTCTTGATCAAGTTGACGAAATTACTCGTCGTGAGA